TTTTAGACGTAAGAGGTGTTGACGGAGTTTGTGAACCGTAGAACCTACCTTCTGAATCGTAGCTGTCTATCGTTCCATCATCATAAGTAACGGTGTAAGAACCATCATCATAGGTATCAGTTATGCCACCCCCTGCGTAACCTTGAATATCTCCGCCATTTTTCATCATAGTAATCAACCCCCCGCCCTTGACTGTGTAGTCTGAATTTTCTGTGTAATCGGTGTTGTCTGCCAATAACGCATCGTTGTTTGCAAAATAATCGTCATAATTAAAATCAGTATTCCATTCGCCATTTTCAGACAACGTCCACACCGCCCCACTGTCTGGGTCAGTCCAAGTGTTTTCAGCTAAATTTTCAGATAAGTTTTCATCCAAGTTTTCAGCTAAATTATCATCTTGATTGTTGTAATCAGTTGGAATTGTGCCGTCAGCAGAAGCAACAAAATCATACTCACCATAGGCGTTCATAGTGTAGTAATTACCTTGGTCGTCTTGGAAATATTGAGGGGTTCCGTCGCTTGACACATCCGCAGTTGTAGAACCAAGACCGCGAGTTGGGGCTTCGTCCTTAACAAGAGTCTCATTGGGCGACAAGCTATCTTCAACGGCAACCATGTTTGGTGGATAGACGCTAGTGTCTTCTGGTACTTCCTTAGCGCGGTAAAGCACAGATGTTCCATCTGGCATTGTCTTGTAGGTATTACCTAAAGAGTCGGTTGTGTATTCTGTTTTTTCGTTACCAAAACCAGTTCCAGTAGGTAAACCAGTAGTAGGATTTTTTACAACGCTAGTTGGGTTGCTTCTAGTAAGTTCTTTTGCTTTTTTAACTGCGGCGTCGGTGGCTCTTTGCACCGCACCAGAAATAACTGGTGTTGTTGCGTTTGCATTAGTCGCTGGCTTACCAGTAACCTTGTTAATTAAAGCACCCGCGCCCACACCAAGAGCCGCTCCCGTTAGCGCATTCATTACCTTGCTAGATGTAGATGACGAGGTAGGCGTTTTTGATATTGTTGGTTTTGTTGTTGTTGTAGGTGAAGTAGTAATAGACGTTGGGGCTGTTGACGTCTTGTTAGCTACCGCAGGTGACGTAGTAGTCTTTGAAGTCAAGGACGGTGCTGTTGCACCACTCGAAGTAATTGATTTATTTGTTGATGCACTTAATGCTGGCGCATTATTTAATGATTTTCTAACAACACTACTTAATGGTACGCGTTCAATTCCCTTTGCTTCGGGTAATTGTTTTTTAGAGGTACGTTTTTTTAGAATAGCCATGTCTTATCCTGTTTTTTTCAGCAATGAAGATAGACCTGCAATATTAGTCACAGGACTTAATCTAGCTGTGCTTGGCAAAGTCCTTGGAGGCATAGCGCCAGCCCTTTGAATTGGCATCAACTTTGACACATCCATTTTTGCTTGTGGGGGCATAGCGGGCATTCGAGGTCTTGCGCCAGCCATTTGCAAAGCACCAGTGGGTGGTCTTGTTGTTGGTTTTTTTCGAGTTAAATTTGACTTGAGTAAGTTGCCAAGCGTAGCAACCAAAGGTTTTGTGACGTCGGTAGCTTTAAACCCTTGAGCCTCAGCCATCTTGTCGTCAGCCGTTTTTAATGCATTCAAACCACCAACAGGAATTGGTTGGTCTGTAGAAGTTGTTAGCAAGTCGCTTGCAATAGGAGCCTCAGAAATAACTGGAGTCTCTGGGGTAGCTGTAGCCACAGGACTTGTAATGTCTGACAAGTCAACAGGTTTTTGTGGTTCCGATAAAGACGCTAAACCACCAACAGGTTCAATTTGAGCAGTTGCTTCCGCAGGTTCTAAAGGTTCTTCCTCTTTAGTTATTTCTTCTGCTGTCTCAGCTTGTGGAGCCTGCGCTAAAGTAACTTGTGGAATTACAGGTGTTGCAAGCGCTTCATCTATAACTGTGTTTTCCGCATAATCTTCTTTGGGAACATTTACAGGTTTTGTATCTATCCCAATGTCAGAAACCGCGACTGTTGCGACTATGTCATCTGGAATACCAGCACCAGTAATAGCAAGGTCAATTGGAGTTTTCTTATCGTCTTGTGCATTCCACTCGGTTGACGCAGTATTAAACTGCTCATCAATTGAGGTGTTGAGTGAGCGAGTACCGTAATCAATACTTGAACCAACAGCACTGTTTGCAAACGATGTAGCAAAGTCACCACTTCCCGTAACTTCAGAAACTACACCAGCAGAAAGGGCTTTTGTTCCTGCGTTGTAAAAAGAAGTTGCCTCTTTTAAATTAAACCCACTATCTTGAGCCAATTGGATAACGTCGTCTTTGACATAGCTAGAAACTTCACTGACTCCACCAGCAATCATACCGCCAGTAAATCCACCAGCAAAACCGTCATCAAAATCTCCGCCTTTAATTTCAGCCATTGTTCCGTTGACTAAACCTTTGCTAATAGACGTACTAGCAACTTGGGACAAAGTATCACTTAAACCAATATCAACAAATGCTTCAGACAACGAGGAACTAAGCGCATTTCCAGCCGAAGGAGCAAAGTACGCTGTACCCATTGATAGAGCAATATCTTCAAGGCTACCACCTCGCGACGCAGTAATTGCACCCATTGTGATTGCGGGTGGGATACCAATAGAACTTCCAGCAACAGCAATAAGAACTGGAAGTGGGTCGTCAATTACCGCTTGGACGGTGACACCAACTTTTTCAACAACGTCAACAACAACGTCACCAACGTCCTCAACAGCGTCACCAACGGACTCAACAACGCCACTAACCGACTCGCCGACATCTTCAACTAAATCTGCTACTGCACCCATGTTTATTCCCTTTCAGCCCGCTTTGGCCCTAGCTTGACTGTGACTCGAAAGCCTTTATTAGTCTTCTCAGCTTTGTAACCCATCCCCTCTTGCGGAGGGTTGCGTGAGATAGCTTTAAAAATGTTCATGATGGTTGGGTCTTCAAACTCGCTTACAAGCGTGTCAAACCCCATCTTGTATGCGCCTTGGATAAAAGCGTATGAACTCTCTAAGTAGTTGCGTGCGGTGTCGGCATTCAAAGCGCGAAACAGACCTACACGCCCTTCAGCGTTGTGGACGATAAAGAGGGTGTTACCCTCACGCACAATAGATGTACCTATCATGTTCATCTCTTTGACAAGCGCGGCGTACACCGTAGAGGCTGGATGCGGGGACTTGGTCTCCTGAGCGGCAATCATCAAAATTGCTTGCTCACCGAGTTTTTGCTTTTTGCTATCGACCAGCATCACATCCCCTTAAAGATTGCGGCGGAGTAGATGTTCCCCATCCCTGCCGCCAAACTCATTATCAAGCCATTGGGAGGTGCTGTCGATTCCGAAAGGAATATCGAATCGGTTTCTGTTCGATTTTCAATCGCTGGAACAACACCTAACTTAATGTCATCTAACAATAAAAGTGTTTCAAGCAATCCACTGCTTCCCATCGTATGACCAATTTTTTGTTTATACGATGTAGCAACGAATGCTTTTAGCGTTTGGGTCAAAGCGTTCTTTTCAGCTTTGTTGTTGGACGCAGTTCCAGTACCGTGGGTTTTGACTATTTTAATCTCATCAGAGGAAACATTGCTATAGTGCATTGCGCCTTCCATAGCTTTAATAAAGCCCTCACCGTCCTCACATTGCCCAATTGCGTTTGTAGAACGTTCTGAAGCGCTGTAAGCACCCACCAAACGTGCATGGGGTTTGACTCCTTGTCGAGCAACCGCTTCACGGGACTCAAAGACTGCTAAGGCGGCTCCCTGCCCAATACGAAAGCCAAAGTTAACCGAATCGAAAGCGGATGGCTTTATACCTTCTTGTTCTTGCTTTTCAGTCAACACCGCTTTGGAGTCTCCAAAGAACTCCAACACAGCGTTTGAGACACCATCCTCAACCGTCAAAACAATCACGCGCTCGTAATCATAGAAGTCAATAAGATTAACTACGTCCGTCATTACTTTAAGGCTAGAAGCGCAGGCGGACGCGTCTGTAGTGATGCTATCCATCTCGCCAAAAGATTGGGCAATACGCCCTGCGTAGACTTGCGTTAGGGTAAAGGGTAGAAACTTATAGGTGTAGGTCAGACGCGAGTCATACGGACGTTGCCCAATACCTGCAAAGTGTGCGTTTCCACCAGCAAGAATGAACGCGGTCTTATTTACAGGGTTTTCCCGTAGGTTGGCAAGTAACTCAGGGTCTAGGACTTTTTCCGCTAACTTATGGGGAACGTATACCAAACCAGATTTTGTTCTGTTGTAAGTGTCTGGGAACCAATGTACCTTTTGGGGGTAGATGATGTCGTCAAAGAGTTCAACGTTCTCAGTGGAGGCTGTGCGATAGTGCGTAAGGTAAATCATTTGCACACCTCAGCAACTTCTTCCATAGACGCAGGTTCTTTTGTCTTGTTTGCCATAACAAGGTCATGTATTTCCTGAACGGACTTGGGCGTCCATTCTTTGCTCACGGCATCAGCAATGCCATAGAGTTCGTCAAAGTACATTAGCATGACCAACCCGTCGAGGCTGTCTAAACCAATGTCGTCAAACGCATCTTCCATTGATTGGGCGATGCTGGGCATGGAGTGTGCTGGTCGCGCCACCTTTGCCACATGGTTAAATATTTCAATGAAGTTCATGTTGCCGTTTCCTCAGTAGATTGATTGACTGCTCCGACCAGTGCTGATGCCCAGTCTTGCCAGTTCTCATATATGTAGGGGTCAGGTATACCTTCGTTTACAAAAACGTCAATAGCTTTTAAACCCGCTCCCCACTGTTTCCACTCCTCTTCGGGAGTATTGATTGATAGCTGTTGCGCCGCGTACGCCTCGCACATTAGACTCGACCAAGAGTTCCATGTGTGATACCGAGGGTCGTATACAAGCGCAAGCGCCATGTTAGCTTCCGTATGGTCTGGAGTCGCCCAAAGTAACCGTGAGCAAAACCTTACCCATTTGGTAATCACCACCTTGCACGTTGCTTTTAAAAATTAAACGTATCTCGCGCCTTTGTTGGCGCATATCAATCTTTCCCGTGTTTTGGTCAAACACATAGGGGTCTGACGTCACATCAGCAGACTGAGCGTAAGGGCGACCAGTGACTTGGAACGTCATCTCTTCTTGTTGGATGAAATCAGGTTCCACGCGTTCCAAATTTACCCAAAAGTTGTCGCCCACAGGCGATGTCTGGGCAGGCCCGCCAGCTACAAAACCCAAATCACTTGTTTCAAAGTAACTTTCAATAGCGTTGGCTTCTTCGTTAATAACCTCATCCGTACCAATTTCGTGTTGCCACAAAATAACTTGACCAGCCACAGTTTCAAAGTTTGCGGTCTCAACCGCTGTTGCTGTTGCGTTTGCAGACAAGGTCAAACTCAAACCAGCAAAAGACATTGCTCCTGATACAGTCCCGCTGTTAACCACGGAAAGCGTAATAGTTGTTCCCGCAATAATAGTCACAATAGCATTTGTGCCAATTCCTGTGCCAGTCACGGATTGATTCAAAACAATTCCAGTCGCGCTACTGACAACAATAGTGCTTGCTCCAGAAGTGCCAGTCGCTGTTGGTGATGCCGCATTGGGCGTAATCAAAGAAACTACAGCGCCAGAAGGAACGCTTACGGAAACGACCTCTTGACCAACAGCAACTAAATTGTTTGGCGCAATCGTAATAACCGCACTTGCATTTGTTGTTGAAATTGATGCAGTAAAAATTACTTCCTGCTCACTTAATGTTGCTCCAGCATTGATGGGGTAGTGAAACACTTGCGAGAAGAAACCAGCCGTTCTTCGAGCGCCTAAAGCCTCCCCTGCGTCATACCAACAGTCTTCTCGCACGTTGTAGATGATGCAGTCGTTGCATTCTTCTGAGTTGCCAGAAGGAAAAAACCACCAAATCTCACCAAAGCGAGGAACCTTGTTGACAAAAACTTTTTGCTGTTGAGCGTAGTTCAAATTGTCAAAAAAGTAATTCTGATTAAACGTGTTTTTTATTTCCTTGACTACACCGTTGTACAACAAGAATCGGTCAACACCAATCCAATAGTAGATACCGTCATACTCAATTACACACTGACTTGACAGGATAGAAGATTGGCTGGAAATGATGTCATAGCGCCAAAAAAAAGTTTGAGGGACTGAGGCAATTGTTATGGTGGTAGGGGCGTAGGACACACGAATCAGTGAATCAAGCGACCAAAACAAACCAGAAGGAGCGTTAGAACCACCTCGAACTGGCAAGCCCTTCACAATCTTTGTAGAAGATACGTTGGTCTCGTTGGAGTCTGCGCCGTTCCAATCAAATGGGTCTCCAGCAACGCAATTCTTAATAAGACCGTTGTCGCCATATACAAAAACATATGGGTGCAAAACAACTACACCACCAGCAACTTCGATAGTGTCACCAGTTGGGGTTGTGCCATTAGTGTCTGCAAGCGGAGACAAGGTTGTGCCATTGATGTTTCCAGCTAAAACTGGGGTCACCGTTGTTTGGTCAATCTGCTCTAAGTTTCGACCAGCGTGCGCCAATAACAATTGATTTCCAGAACCCTGAGCGTCAAACGTGGAGTCAAACTGCCATAGGTTTAAATCACTTGATGTGAAAGTGGTGATTGTGGCAACTGTAATTAAAAATCCAGAACCTGAGCCACCGAGATTGGTGTTTGATGCGCTTAATATATTACCAATGACATAGTTATTACCAAAACTTGTAAGCGTCACAGAGGTTACAGCACCACCAGATACAACAATGGTGGCTTGTGCGCCAGAACCAGAACCCCCAGTTAACGGTACAGCCGTATAAGTAGCATTTACATAACCAGAACCTCCAACAAGCGTGTTTAGCGTTAAGGCTCTTCCTGTAAAAGTAAATTGATTAACACCAGAACCGATGCCAAGACTGTTAATGTTGACAACCTCAAGACCGTTGTTGTATCCATTAAAAACTGAGTTGACACCATCGACTGAGTTGACGTAGATGCCACGCGAGTATCCGTTTGCGTTGCTGACAATTGCGCGGTAGCCACCAACTTTTCTTGGACGACCGCGTTGGAACCTAACCCAACGAGCGTCCGTGTAAAAGTTCATGTCAAAGATAGTGCCGTCCCGTTGAACGCCGGGCAACGTGTCAATGGTAAAAACCTTCTTAACCATCAGTAAGTTCCGCCAGAAATTCCACTTGTAAAGTTACCAGTCCCAACAATTGCTAAACCAGAAGCAGAAACTGTTGAGCGCAACACACCAAGAATGGCAATATTAAACTCACCCGAAGCCGCTCGATACACGCCCGTTGTGGTTTCTGATGAGAAGTTCAATGAAGGCGCTCCAACAGAACCATTGTTCAAACTGATGTTTGAAGAACCTGCAAGCACAGTGTTTGCATTAAACAAATTAACTGAATCACAAACCAATGTAGCTTGACTACCTGTTGTCAATACTGCGGTGGCTCCAGAACCTGTAGTTATCGTAACTGTGAACGCATTGGTTGTTGCATTCACAATGTAGTACACCTGCACAGTTGCAGGCACAACAATTGTTACATTGCCAGTCAACGCACCCGTGTATTTTTGAATTACGTTTGAGGCTTCAGACGCCGTCAAGGTATAAGAACCAGACGTCACAGCTTTAGATAATTGGGTAAACGCAAACTGCGTATTTCGACCTAAACCAACTGTGTAGAACTGTGAACCACTACAAACAATGATGCAAGAATCCGCAGGTTGCAAAGCAATTGACGCAGAGCCGTTGACCAAATCACCACTGGTTCCAGTTACCGTCAAAGCGCCTGTTCCACTGTTACGCAAGAACATAAACCAATTGTCGGCAAGAGTTGATGCCAATGTTAGGGTTAACGTCCCAGCGCCACCAGTCCACACATAGGTGCTAGAACGGTCTGTTGTCAGCGCGGTGTAGTTTGAAGAAAAAGTGGTGACTGGTTGGCTTTGATTCAGTGTCTGACCAATTGCTAGTAAGCCGTATCCAGCAAGAGTCGCGGCGTCCGCGCCAGAAGAACCAATACCAAAGGCGATGATGCCCCACGTTCCTGCGGTGGTTGCATTTGTAACAATATATATGTACTGGGCTTCGCCTGCGGCGACCGTCACTATCGTGTTTGCGCCAGTGTAGTCTTTGACCGTTACCGAAACAGCGCCGACGTTGCGAATCAGGGCGTCCTGACCGACCGACGCTTGATTGGCTGGAGGCATCCACAACTCGTGTGAGGCAGAGGCGGTTGATACCTCCATGATTCGAGCGGAGGCGTCATCAGTCGTTGTGCCGTTGATGGGCCACTCCAACTGCAAGTCTGTCGTCAGGATGATACGACGATACGAAACGTCTGTTGGTTGGACAACGTTTCCTGTGAAGGGGGAATTGAAACTCATAATCAGGTATCCAATACAGTTGCTTGACGGTCACCAATACGCTGTACATCCTCAGTCTTCAAAGTCTGAATGATGAGGTCGTAGTTCTGTTGCCACATAGGCATACGCTCATCGTTCTTGACGTATGGCATAGCCTGCAACAAAGACCCATACAGCAAAGCCTGTGGGGCGT